ATAGCAGTGCTGTTCTAGCAACACATACTGCGGGTCATTATCTCCTGCAGGTGACAGACCAAGAACTGTGTCCATCTTTTCTGCCATGCCTGACAAAGTAGGAACACCTGCTTCAGGAAGTTCCATGTCGGCATACATGCCTGCTTCTATCTGGCGAGATAAATCGACAGGGCTGCGGTAAATAACATGAGTGTAACGGTCTGCTCTGCGAAGGTCAGACGCATAGTAAGACACATAAAACTGGTCAATAGGTACGAACTCACTAACGGGTCGGTCAAGACTTGAATCATAATAAATCTTCTTAACAGCAGAACCAATCAGCGGCAGATGAAACAGCATACGCTCAAACTCATCGAAGTATTCAGGCATCTGAGTAGTTACCTGATAGTTCATAAAGTTCTGTACACGATTGGCTTGCTGTTGCCTTTCTAATGTTGCATCACCAAGAACCTGTGCTTTGACTGGTCCTTTGGCAGGAAACAATTCTTGTGAAGCTTTGGATTGGAACTTAACTGCCGACTCAATCAACAGTGGATGAACAGCCGTGGCTGCACCTTCAAATGGTTCAGTCGTATCTTCCAGCTTCAGACCAAGCAGGTCAAAGCCACGCTCAAACATTGATTCCCATTCTGCACGAGAATCTTTGTCTGCTTCAAACTTGTCAATAACTGTGTTGCCAATCTCTTCAAGCTTATCTTCGTCCAAGATGTCTACAAGGTTCTCATAGAATCCTGAGTTCATATTAACTTCTACTTCGATTGACTCTGCTGACCCTTCAAGGTCTACAGTAATCTCGCCTGTCTCTGGGTCTAACTCGAAGGTTGCTTCCGTTTCGGAGGGCTGCTGCATTTCCATGCGAATAACATTATCACCCTCTGGGCGTTGCTCATAAGGATTTCTCTCTGTTGCCATTTGTATTCCTATTTATTAGTTAGAATAAATTCGTCATATCGCTGTTCTACACAGCGTGTGTATTGTGTCGTTCCTTCGGTGTGTCCAAACTTTGTACACAGCTTTAGGGCATTGCTTAATGCTATCTGTTGTAGGTCTAACTCTCTTTTCATTTTGGCAGCTGCAAACATTGGTGTGCAGGCCGATAAAAACAGAACTGTTAGTATGACCAAAAGAACCACTAAAGTCTTAGTTCTAATATCCATACGGCATATTATACCACTAAGTTCTCCAGTATCCAACCCTCTTTGTTCTACGAGGGTTATAATCGTCTTCCCAGCTAGGGTCTTCATTGTGTGACACATGCCAGCTGTCCCGCATATAATGGATAGCCATAGTCATTGCGTCCACCTGGTCATCGTGTGCGCCATTGGGAAATGCTAGACATTCATCGAATAAATCCTTTGCCCACTCTTTGCCCTTCGGGATGTAGACACGACCCGACTCCATAAGAGGCGTAGCGGCATAGACACGTGAAACCTTGTCCCTGTCAGGAAGGTAGTCCAAAACAGGTAGTCCAGCGAGGCGCATATCCTGAAGCAACGATTGACCAGAAGCCTTCTTCTCAATGATACACACATCTGGTCTGTGCTTTTGGTAAAGATGTTGCGCCGTTCTGCGAAGGTCAGGATATTCGAAGCGCTCTTTAACATTGCCGAGAAGGATGAGATTGGGAACGACATATTCACCGCCGTACTCGTCCTGCTCGACTTGGTGAAAGATACCCCAGGTTTGGATGACACTATAGTCTGCCGTTTTCTTAGTAGAGAAGGCCGTGTCATACGTTTGAATGATAAACTCGCAGTGCGGCGGGTCTTCGTACTCCCACCACTGAAACCAATTCTTTTTGATAATCCCACCTTCGTCTGGCGATGGGTTTTGCATGTATAGCGCATCCCAGTATCTACTCCCGTTACTTGCTCGTATCTCTTGTTCGTCTAGCTTCAATACTTCATCTGGCTTCCACTCTGGAAAGTATGATGTACCTTCGGGCAAACCCAATAAGTCTGCTGCAGTTTCGTCCAGCCATGCAGGAATGCTGATTACTTCCCACGGCTCTGTGGTAAACTCTGACTCCTGCTTGAGCAACCAGCCACACAGGTCATCAAAGTGATAGCGTGTGTTAATAATAATAATGCTACCATTCGGCATCAGGCGGGTACGCAGACCAGAAGGCCACCACTCCTTGATATATCTACGGCCTGAGTCGCTGAAGCTGTCTTCTTCTGACATAACGTCATCTAGCAAGGCCAAATGCGCACCCCGACCTGCAATCTGTGACCGCACACCTGCAGCATAGTACGAGCCATTGTGGTTTGTTTTCCATTTGCCTGCTGCCTTAACGTCTGACCGCAGGGACACACCCTTGAACACACGCTGGAAGTCCTCCGTATTTACAATGTCACGGACAGAACGGCCAAAGTCACTGGCAAGCTGGTCACTGTGGGACACAGACATAATCTCATGGTTCGGCTCACGGCCAATATACCACGCAGGAAAGATTTTACTAGTAATAAGCGACTTGCTTGAGCGTGGTGGCAGGAAGACCATCAGTCTTTTTATCTCACCATCGGCTACTTTCTGCAATCTGTCGCACAATAGCTCGATATGCCGCCCCATTTTGAAGTCAGTTACTAGGGTCGGGGCTACTCTGCGTACAAATGTAAGCAAATCTTCCTTTGATTTTTCTTGAATATATTTATCTAGTGCTTTATCTAGTGTCTGGTAGTCTAGATAACCACCAGATTCTACCACATCTTGTATTTCTTCTAATTCCATATTGCTTTTCTGCAGTCAGTGTTGCATATTTGCACTATTGCAAACTGTTTGAATCCATGCTATACTATCTTTACTTTAAAGTTCGGAGGTAAATATATAGGAGGATAGTCTATATAGATTTGTGCAGCCCCCGCTAGGTAGTTCTGGACAACTACAGCTATTATACTTCGGACACAACTACTACACAAGCACAATAACTACACCACAAAACAACTGCCAACTCCAGAAGCCCCCGCCCGTGGGGGTTTTTTTTGTGTCTGATGAAGTATCCTGGTAATTTTGGTCAGTATATTCCAGGGGTATATTATATATATGTATGCAGGCACGTTTTGTGGGTGGGGGTGCGTGCGAGACTTCCCTAGATTTCAGCCGATTCTGCCAAAGAATCCTTTCCTGTGGCAAATTTACCACATATTCTATGTGTTTTTATGAAGAACTCACCAGATTTCACACGAAGTGTGTCTAATATGCCACACCAGAGGGCTTCCCATGCCCTTGCGAGATAGACTACCCCCGCCCCTAAGTGTATGACATACTTGCGGAAATAACTACCCGTGTGTATTACACATATGTGTTTACGTGTTTTAATATTCCCCCTGAAAGGGTGAAGGAATATATAAAACACTTAACACATTTGATGAAAGGTTTGATGAATGTTTTGGAATGGTTTGATTAACTCGCTCTTAGGCTTTAGCCTAGCTATCTTCGCCGTGATTATCGTAGTGGCGCAGATAGACTTCCCGCCACTCGCTACGCTGCTCTTGCCAGTGCTTGCATTGGGCTTGTGCATTAGCGGAATGGTGATGATGACTGTAGGTAATCCTACGGATTAAAAAAAGTGTTGACAGGCTGATTTTGGCCTGTTACAAAGTAATTGATTTTGCAACCAATGGAGTTTGATATGAGCAAGATTTACGTAGTAACCGACCTGTCTGATGTCTATGGCGAAGCAGCCTATGGCGTTGAGCATATCCATGAGGGCATTGTGTCTGTGTGGACAGACTATGAGACTGCTACAGATGTAGCAGAAGAACTTGAATGGATGGCCTAAAGGCCAAGCAAGAAAGGATATTGCTATGAATTTTCAATTCAAAAAACTAGCCAAAGGCTTCCGTATCATCACACACAAAGGCAAGCCTATCGGCACGCTAGAGTTTACCAAAGGTAAATGGCTAGCATTGTCAGGCGTAAATCCTGAGTATCGGAGATACTTCACCACTGTATCGCAAGCCAAAGTGTGCTGCAATGCTGACCCAAAGTTTTACTTTGGAATTGGTGCTTGACAATGGCAAGGCCGTATGCAATCATCTGGGCGAAGTGTCGAGACACTGGCCTGATTATCGAAGATAAATGCCACAATGACGCTGACGTTGCCGATTGGATTGGTGACTATGACTATGAAATAGTCAAACTGAAATACACAAATGAGGTTGAAAATGTCTAATTACAAACTGCTTTCCATAGGAAACAATGCCAAGACTGTCAAGGGCGATGGCTCAGAATATCTAACAGCTATTCTGTATCTTGCGCCAGCCGATAACCTGCAAGGCGTGAATGTCTGTGCTATGGCCGAAGTGGCTGGCTGCAAAGCAGCTTGCCTATACACTGCTGGCCGTGGCCGTATGAGCAATGTGCAAGCTGGCCGTATTCGCAAGACTATGCTATGGCGAGACAATCGTGTTGCATTTTTGCAACAGCTTCGAGAAGATATTGCAAAGTTTGCTCGCTATTGCGAAAAGCGTGGTATTCAGCCAGTCGTAAGACTGAACGGCACTAGCGATATCATGTGGGAAAAATACATTGATATGGAAACAGAGTTTCCGCAAGTGCAATTCTATGACTACAGCAAGCTGTATCTTCGGGCTTACAAGGATTTGCCTAGCAATTATCACCTTACCTTGTCATATAGCGAAGCTAATGCTGACTATGCCGAAGCTATCCTGAACGCTCACAAGCTGACGGGTGTAAGCGTAGCCGTGGTCTTCCGTGACA